GGACAAACTGGTGCTTGGGAAGATCTAGGCGGTCCTACTCCAGAAAACAGCCGTCCAGATGACGACTCAAACGCACTCAGAACTCCAGGTTCAACTCTTGCTCAAGTAAGAGATGTAATCAATGCACACGCAGCAGCTGCTGAACCAATGCATGTTACTAAAGAAGAAGTTGAAGAAGGTGAAGAGGAAGAACTCGTTGAAGTAGAAGACGAGGAAGAACTCGAAGAAGGTGAAGAGGAAGTAACCGAAGGTTGGAAAGAAGGTGGTAAAGAAGGACCAGAAGGTAAAGCAGGTAAAGAAGGTAAAGAAGGTAAAGAAAAAGGTTGTGATGATAAGATGGAAGAAGAGTTCAGCATCGAAGAAGATGTAAATGCTCTTCTTGCTGGTGAAGAACTTTCCGAGGAATTCCAAGAGAAAGCACGCACCATCTTTGAAGCAGCAATCAAGTCTAAAGTTTCTGAAATTAAAGAGACACTTCAAACTTCCTATGAGCAAGCACTCGTAGAAGAAATTGAAGTTATTAAAGAAGGTCTTACTGATCGTCTTGATGCATACCTTGAGTATGTTGCTGACGAGTGGATTCAAGAGAATGCACTTGCAGTTGAGCACGGTCTTAAGACTGAAATGACCGAATCATTCCTTTCCGGAATGAAGAGTCTTTTTGAAGATCATTATGTAACAATCCCTGAAGATAGATATGATGTTATCGAGAGCATGGTAGATAAACTAGATGAAATGGAGTCAAAACTCAACGAGCAAATCGAAAGAAATGTTGCTCTTAATAGAAGATTAGCCGAGTCGGTTGCTGATGTAATCTTTGCAGATGTCGCTGAGGGTCTTGCACTTTCTCAGAAGGACAAACTCGCTTCTCTTGCAGAAAATGTTGAGTTTGAAAGTGAAGCAGACTATCGTGAGAAGCTAGTAACCCTGAGGGAATCATATTTCCCATCAAATGCTGGTACTCAGAGAGATCACTCAGAGAACCTGTCTGAAAGCACCGATGTTGCTCAGCAACCTCAGTACTCTCCAATTATGGAGTCATATATGCAAACTCTGAGTAGAGTTTCTAGAAAGTGATTTTTAGATCATAAAAAATTCAAACTAAATTTTCCAAAGAGGTAAAAACAATGCAAATGTTCAACCAAGAACATCTGCAGGAGAAGTGGGCACCACTCCTAGACTACGAAGGTCTTGATCCAATCAGAGATTCACATCGTAGAATGGTAACTGCCGTTCTCCTGGAGAACCAAGAAAGATCACTCCGCGAAGAGCGTGAGTTCCTATCAGAAACCCCAAACGTAAACACCAACAGTGGAACCTATGCTGGTTTCTCAGCTGGAGCATCGTCACCTGTTGCAGGTTTCGACCCTGTTCTGATCTCTCTGATCAGACGTGCAATGCCTAACCTGGTTGCTTATGATCTGGCTGGCGTTCAACCAATGAATGGTCCTACTGGTCTTATCTTTGCAATGCGCTCGCGCTATGCAAACATGACCGGAACTGAAGCACTGTTCAACGAGGCTAATACAGCATTTGCTGGTCAAAACAACAGTGGCAACCTCACCGATGGTTTCAGTGGTGGTTCAGTTGGTTTCGGTACTACTGGTGGTACTGGACTTACTAATGCTACTAACCCATCTGCTCTGAACCCAGAAGGTTCACAGACCGCTACTACATATCCTGTTGGTCAGGGTATGAGAACGGACGACGCAGAAGCTCTTGGCGACGATGAGACCAACAATGCCTTCAATCAGATGGCATTCTCAATCGAGAAAGTCACTGTTACTGCTAAGTCACGTGCTCTGAAAGCTGAGTACTCGCTGGAACTGGCACAAGACCTCAAGGCAATCCACGGTCTGAACGCTGAAGCGGAACTGGCAAACATTCTCTCAACTGAGATTCTTGCCGAAATCAACCGTGAAGTTATCAGAACCATCTACAAGGTTGCTGAGTCTGGTGCACAAACCAACGTTGCTACCGCTGGTGCATTTGACCTCGACGTTGACTCCAACGGTCGTTGGTCGGTTGAGAAGTTCAAGGGTCTTATCTTCCAAATCGAGCGCGATGCCAACGCAATCGCACAAAGAACTCGTAGAGGGAAGGGTAACATGATCCTCTGCTCTGCTGACGTTGCTTCGGCACTCACCATGGCAGGTGTTCTTGATTACACCCCTGCACTCAACGCTAACCTGAACGTTGATGACACTGGCAACACCTTCGCTGGTGTTCTGCAAGGTAAGTATCGCGTTTATATTGACCCATATGCTGCTAACGTACAGGCTGATCAGTACTACGTTGTAGGTTATAAGGGTTCAAGCCCATATGACGCAGGTATCTTCTACTGCCCATATGTTCCTCTCCAAATGGTACGTGCCGTTGGTCAGGACACCTTCCAGCCTAAGATTGGCTTCAAGACCAGATATGGTATTGTTGCTAACCCATTCGCTGAGGGAACCACTGCTGGTCTTGGCAGACTGCAAGTTAACGCTAACCGTTACTACAGAAGAGTTAAGGTTCAAAATCTTATGTGATCTCGATTCACATATCTATCAAGAGACCCTTCGGGGTCTCTTTTTTTATCTAAATACAAATAAAACTATAGGAATGAAGACCTTTAGAGAGTTCCAAGAAGAAATAAAAGTAAGTCCTTTATTTAAGTGGCAACCAAAAGCATCTGCTTCAGATAAAGAGGTTCAAACCAGTTCCTATGGTCCAGGACTTTATGGAAATCCAACTGCTTCTGGTGCAAAATTAACTCCTACAACAATAGGGGTTGCCAATAAAACATTGCCTCTTGGAACTAAAGTTAGAATTACTGATCCAAGAACTGGTAGATCAGTAACTGCTCCTGTTATTGATAGAGGTCCATATCATGGAAATAGAGAATATGATTTAACTACAGCAACTACTAAACAACTTGGATATCCTGATTATAAACAATTTGGAGTAAGACCTCTTAAAGTTGGAGTAGTTCAACCACCAAAACCAAGTTCAATTTTTAACTATCCAACAAAACCAAGTTCAATTTATAACTGGAAAAAATAATGGCATCTCCAGCATTTGCTAGTCAGATTTCAAATAGAAATTTTTTATCACCAACTGGGTTTAAATTCACTTTGGCAAAAGAACCTAAAGCGGTTTTTTTCTGCACAAATGCTAGAATACCAGAAATTACACTACAATTAACTGTTCAACCAAACTACTTAAAGGATATTGATATTCCTGGAGAGAAATTAACCTACGGAGATTTAAACCTTAGATTCCTGGTTGATGAAGACCTTGTTAACTATATGACCATTCATAATTGGTTAACTGGACTTGGATATCCAGAATCTGGAAAGGACTTTGCAGACTTAACCACAAGTCCAATATCAGGACTGAGAGATATGAATGAACAGTTTAGTGATGGCAATTTAATGATTCTAAACAGCAACTACAAAACAAGTGCTATTGTAAAGTTTAAAAATTTATTTCCATATTCTTTAACGTCTTTGGAATTTGATACGTCACTAAACGACATTCAGTACTTTACAGCAGAGGCATCTTTCAAGTATACTATTTACGATATCGTTGATTCGGACGGAAGAACTCGCTTATGAACCTTGATGAAATTCAGGAGATGTGGCAGAGAGATTCTGTCATTGATCCTGATAATTTACACGATGAGTCTTTAAAAATTCCTCAACTACACGCCAAGTATTATACAATCTATAATACGATTACTTTGTTGCGTGAAAAAGCAAGAGAAACTTTTAATCGTGTAAGACTTGAACGCTACAACTATTACACGGGAAAGGCACCACAAGAGGTTTATGAGGAAGAACCATTCCCGTATAAAGTTCGGGACAAAGAGGCAATACAGAGGCATATGGAGGGGGATGAGAGGTTAAGTAAGATAGAACTCAAGATAAGATACTATGACATTATGCTCAAGTTCTTAGAAGAAGTAATTCGTATGATTTCTAATAGGACTTATCAAATTAAGAATAGTATAGAGTTTATGAAGTTTCAAGCGGGGTTCAATTGACCCCGTTTTTTATGGTGTATTTTTTATATAAATAGGAGTATGGATGGATATTTAAAATGGCGTATATTTACAAAATAACCAATTTAAAAAATAATAAAATTTATATTGGTTTTACCATAAATGAAATACAAATAAGATTAAGAAATCATATAAGGGCGTCAAGACAAGATAAGAAGAAGCACACTTACTTACACTCTGCTATTAGAAAATATGGTGAAGAATTTTTTTCAATTGAAGAAGTTGAGTGTGGTGAAGATAAAAAACTTTTAAAAGAAAGGGAAAAATATTGGATTGAACAATTTAAACCAGAATATAATTTAACAAAAGGAGGAGATGGATGTTTAGGATATAAGCATTCAAGAGAAACAAAGTCAAAAATAA